GCCAGAAAGCCCCCCAAGCATGTATTCAATATGCTACTGAGTGATTGCTCAGCGACATAAGGTTCGAAGAACCACCGTTGCGAGTGATCCTCCGTACATACTTGAGTAGATTGCTGGGGCTCCTCGTTAGAGGGAGAATCCCAAACAGATCTTTCTCTGACCCGCGAGATTACCTATCAAAGGCAAATGGCACTAAAAGGACTGGTAATCCCTTTAGTGACCGCACCTAAGTGGGTTTGGACAGAACTTTGAGATAGCCGAGATAGGCAGCAGGCGAACTCAAGGTAACGGGGTAAGCGCTACCATAAGAACGCTCACTGCCACCGGATTCCTTGGGGAAGTACCTCACCTATCGAGACATCTCAGAGAGCCCGTAGCCAGCAGGCATCACGTAGATCGTTGGGCCACTTGGTATAGTGACCGGACGAACAACGCGATGTACCTTGCGAGGTTCTAGGGTGTCCACAAGAGGTTGAGACACCTCTACCAACTTAGGACTCCAAGCTCCTGAGACATACTCACGACTAACGTCGAGGTATGCCTTAAGAAGCATAGAGTCGGCCATAGATAGAGAATGGCTCGCTCTCATTGTGAATACCCCTTTACTCACAAAGTACTTCGATAACCCTACTTTAAGGTAGGAGTCATCTGGTACCGGCTGGTTTTCATCCCAGCCCTGGATCGCCTGAAACTGGCTTGATCTTGCGGTTGTAATCGCAAGAGCCTTCCCAAATTCTTTATTAAGAATATGGGCAGACGCCAGAATCATTTGATTCAGAACTGTGACTAACGGGTGATTCCCTCTCAGAGCGGCTCGGTAGGATTGGATATCCAAGTCTGGGAATTTTCTAAGGAAGCTACCAGTCAGTTTCGCACTGACTGAGTATGCGTCCTTTTGAAAACGCCCAAAATCTCGTTCGACCAGCCGTTTCGCAGCCTCAATATGAATGTGTCTTGCGACATCTTCAATTGAGCCTAGGGCTGAAATCAGCCTAGGTTGCTGTGAGAAAGGGATACCGAAGTATTTCTCAATGACTGGAAACAGTCCTGAGTATATTCCCGTATCCTTGGCTTTCGCCAACTGATCGAACACCATATACAGCTTAATGACACGCTCAGCTTGCGCTGGCTTGCCAAAGAGTTTATATATGGCTGAGATTAATTCCGGGTGCCGGTCTATCTCTAGGTCCCACCCATGGTGTCGTTGCGTCACTAGATAGTTATGAAGAAGGGAATATCTCTTCCATACACTAAATAGACCAGCAATACTAAACCCTGTTACTTCAACCCCTTTATGGAACCATCTCTTGGCAAATTCAAATGTATCTTCAGATACATGAGTCTTTGCGTCAGAGATGGGCATATCGAGGTCTGATAATAAGGCGCGGTACTGCTGCGCAACAGCTGCATTGGCTATGACTATATCATCACCTAAAAGAGCGTACGACGTGAAATGCGGGAAACCCGCACGTAACGCCGCCACTCTCACAATAAGGTGATGAGTCAAGGCCATTGCACACCATGATGAATATGCTCCCATCGGTTGCCCAGCCGCATATCTTACGGATGGATTACCTTTGGAATTATATTCATAGCCCACTAAGATGTGCGCCCAAGCAATAGCCTTTTCCTCGCCAAACAATCTTTCAATTACCCGTTGTTGTAAAACAATGGGCATACGATCGGTTGCATTGGAAAGGTCAAGACTATGGAATGGACGGAGAGGGAGAAGACGGGAATGAAAGCTATCCTGATCAAAGGTACAGTCACACGGAATCCGACGCAAGACGCCATTCATGGCATCATGCAGAGGACGAAGTGCGGTCTGTGACCAGTAATCAAGGATCGCAATCACTCTTGTCTTTCCTTCTTTATCACTAAAGTAGGAGAGTTTTCTAAAAGAAGACGTCTTAGGCGGAAAGATAGTCGCCCATATACTTGCTAAGCTCAGATCGCCGAAACGGCCAACCATCAGAGCATCTATGACCTTACCCAGCTTATCTCCCCCCACTACCCGAATGTTATCGAG